GGCTATCTGCAGGACTACATTAAAGAGCAATGCTTGAAGTAATTTGTACGTTTAACACTCTAATGTTTTGCAATATATTAACCTTCTTAAATCTAAGGAGGTTTAGATGTCATCTTGGGAATGCCCTTTTTGTGGGCGCTTGTCAGTTTTCGAGTCAATTGAGAAAAAAAATAACAGTTTCGTTGTGGCAGCTGACACTAAGTACGGGGTTTTGGTTTTTGAATCTTCGGTCAACGTTTGCCCGAACAAGGAATGTAAAGAATTCACATACGTATCGAAGGTATCTACTGCGAAACTTGAAGGTGGCTATTACAGACCGGTCAACTTAATCGAGCGGTGGGTTAATAGGCCAAATGGAATTTATAAACAGTTTCCTGATTATGTGCCGAAGCCGATTTTAGATGACTATAAAGAGGCAGTGTTAATCAAAAATCTTTCACCTAAAGCTTCTGCAACTTTGTCACGCAGGTGTCTTCAAGGGATGATTAGGAACGTCTGGAATGTTAAGCCCGCAAGACTTATTGACGAAATAAAAGCCATCGAGGGGCAGATTGAATCGAATGTTTGGAAAGCCATCGATGCTGTTCGGAATATTGGCAACATTGGTGCTCATATGGAAAATGATATCAATGTCATTGTTGATGTCGATCCAGACGAAGCTGAGATGCTGATAGGCCTCCTCGAGCTTCTAATTCAAGAGTGGTATGTTGAAAAGCATGAAAGGCAACTACGAATTGACGCCATTACCGCTTTAGCGGCTGAGAAAAAAGCATTAAAACAAACAAAATAAACCGCCTACGGGCGGTTTTTTGTTGCCATCACCATGGGGTAGCCCATCGTAATGGCAATATTCACATAAGCGGATAAAGAGGCTCTCAATGTCCGACATCTACCAAATCACGCTAACCACTCAAACAGGCGAAACCTTCACGGGCAAGATGTCACGACGTTAGCCTGAGCTGGTTAACGGATTTGTGCCGCTGGCGACCGAGACGGGGCAGTGGTTGTACTTCGCTACTGGCGACGTAAAGCGCGTGGAGTTCACACCTATGACTGATAGTGATGAAGAGAAGGGCGAATGATCGCCCTAATTGTTAACCGCGTGCCTCTCGACCTTCCTCGTCTTCAGGTACGCGGTATCGCCAGTATTTGTCTGGCTTAACCCAAACGACATCTTCCCCGCTATCAACTCGAAACTTATTAATCACTTTGGTTGATAATGCTTGGTTGCCATCCGCATTTTCTTTGAGATGCTGCTCGTTGTTTTCTTTAACGAGATAATCAACAACGTCTTGTTGATATAGGCACCCTTCCGTTTGAAGTTTCAGCATCATCCACTCTGAAACCTGATCGACAGACAGCTTCTGCGCGTTTGGGCTTATTGCTTTGGGTTTGTTGTAGTCAATGATTCTTCAGGGAAATTTCCATGCTCAAGTTTCTTTCCTGCAAACCATTGGCATTTATAGTTACCACGGAACTCATTGCTACCAGCTTTGTATTCAATCAGCGGCTCAGCGACTGACATACTCGGACTGCCAGTAACTAAATAAACAATATCACCAATTTTGAATTTTGGTTTACGTGCATTGCTGGTCATAAAACATCCTTTTTCAAAAGAGACAATAATGGCACTCACCGACAAGCAAGAAATGTTATGTCGCGAGTACCTCATCGATTTAAACGCCACACAGGCGGCTATTCGGGCGGGGTACAGCGTCAAAACTGCAAACCGCATCGCCGCCAAGTTATTGTCAAAAGTTGACATCCAAAACAGAATCGCCGAACTCAAAGCGAAGCGCAACGACGATATCGGTATTGATGCCGATTATGTGCTCCGGCGCTTGGTTGAAATCGACCAGATGGATGTTTTGGACATCCTGAATGACGACGGCAGCCTTAAGCCGATCACCTCATGGCCAAAGGCCTGGCGAATTTCGCTTACTGGCTTGGACATTAGCACCACCGTCCAGAACTTCGACGAAGAAACCGCGGAAACCATCCTCAAAAAGATTAAGTGGCCTGACAAGGTTAAAAACCTTGAGCTGCTCGGCAAGCACATCAGAGTGATGGCATTTAAAGAGCAGGCAAACCATGAGCATACTGGCAAGAACGGCGGGCCGATTGAGCACGCAGTATTAAGCCGGGATGAATATAAGCAGGCTCGACAGGAGATGCTGGAGGATGACGACTGCTGAGCAAAAAACGTTAGCGCGCCGTATCGAATGTCAGGAAGAGGGCCTGTACTTTGCCCGCTACTTCTTTAAACAGCGTACCGGCGGAAAAATGATTGTCGCGCCACACCACGAAGTCATACAACGTACACTGGACCGGGTAATTAGCGGCGAGATAACCCGACTGATTATCAATGTGCCTCCTGGCTACACGAAGACCGAGCTGGCAACCATTAACATGATGGGCCGGGGCCTGTCCCTGAACCAGCGCGCACGCTTTATGCATCTCTCTTATTCACATAATCTCGCGTTGCTTAACTCCTCGACTGCGCGAGGAATGATTAAATCAAAAGCGTATCAGGCTATGTGGCCAATGGAACTGCGCGATGACGCAGACAGCAAGGCGATGTGGTGGAATGAGTTTGGCGGTGGCGTTTATGCATCCTCCGCCGCTGGTCAGGTAACGGGTTTTCGTGCCGGGCACATGGAGCCGGGCTGGCAGGGCGCGCTGATCATCGATGACCCGGTAAAGCCAGATGATGCCTACAGCGAGACTGTACGCGATGGCGTGAATAACCGTTTTAACGAAACCATCAAATCCCGTCTGGCGATCGAAACGACGCCAATGATTGTGATTATGCAGCGTATCCATTATCACGACCTGAGCGGCTACCTGCTGCGCGGCGGTTCTGGCGAAAAATGGCATCACCTGAATCTGCCGGTGCTCATCGACAACAGCCAGGCATATTCGGCGCAGTACCCTGAAAATACCCACGCTGTACCGCTTGATCATGGTCTGCCTGATGGCTGGCTTTGGCCGTTCAAGCACAACGAGACTCACCGCGTTTCCCTGTTCTCGCACCGCCGCACAGCTGAAGCACAGTACATGCAGAAGCCCCGACGCTTTAATGCCGAAGGTGCACTGTGGACTGAAGTGATGATAAGCGCCGCGCATGATCTGGAGATTAATGCCGATAAAGTACGCACGGTAATCGCTATTGACCCGCAGGCAACGAACAGCGAAGAGAGTGATGAGTCGGGCATTGTTGCCGCGAGTGCCTACGGTACGGGGGACAAGAAGCGTTTCTCCGTCGACGGTGACTACAGCGGTAAATATTCTCCGGCTGGATGGGCTAAAAAGGCCATGTGGGCTTATGAAGAGCACGAAGCCGACGCGATCGTTATCGAAACGAACCAGGGTGGTGATATGGCCGAGGAAACGCTGCGTAATGCGGGGTTTAAGGGCCGCATAATCCGTGTCCATGCGAGTAAGGGTAAGTATGCCCGTGCTGAGCCAATATCCGCGCTATACGAACAGGGCAGGGTAGCGCACAACGGCAACCTCTATGTGCTGGAGAATCAGCTGATGGAATATGTGCCAGCAACCGCCAAAAAATCGCCAGACCGACTTGATGCGATGGTTTACGCACTGACTGAAATCGGCGGCGCACAGCCAATGGGTATGATGATTCCTAAGCGCCTCGTAAATCGTTTATGAGGTATTGAATGTTAAATATCATCATCCATAATGAGCATTCTTTTATGCGTACAGGAACTTGCCAAATGATTGATAACTTAGATGATGATCACGAATATCAGCAACTTTTGCACATGAGTGTTGAAGACCTGAAGGAGCTGGCAGTTAGTCTTGGTTTACTGAATGAAAATGATTCTATTATTAGTATGTCCAAAAAAAAGCATAGTGAACTCTTGAGCAACATCATTAAAGAGCAAGCCGAAAATAATGCTTTTAAAGAGATGTATGATGAAGAGCAAACTCACTATGAGCAATTAAGGCTTAATGACCGTTTCGGTGATTAAAAAACATTTTTTACGGGCCGCATATGCGGCCTTTTTTATTGCCTGAAATCCACTAAGCGGACCCCAGCATGAACAATAACCTTCAACTGGCCGTCAACCATGCGTTGGCCGATGCCAGCCTTGCACGCGCCCGTATGCTGGCTGCTAACCCGACAGTGGGGCTGGATGCCAAGCGCAGCACGGCATGGTGCGAGTATGGCTTCAAAGAAGATCTGACTTTCGATGACCTCTACAGGCTCTACCGGCGTAGCGGCGTCGCTCACGGCGCTGTACACAAGATTACCAGCACCTGCTGGCTTAGAAACCCGGAAATTATTGAAGGGGAGAAGGCTGACGAAACGCGCAAGGTAACTCCATGGGAAAGCAAGGCGAAAGCTGTCTTTACCCATCGCTTCTGGCGCACTTTTGCCGAAGCGGATTTGCGGCGGCTGGTGGGGCGATACTCTGGCATCCTGCTACACATTCGCGACAATCTGGACTGGAATAAACCCGCCATCAAAGGCAAAGGGCTTGAAAAGATTACCGTCGCATGGGCGGGGGCACTGGTGCCTTCTGAATGGGATACAGGCCTGAATTCCCGTACCTACGGGCAGCCGAAGATGTGGGAATACGTTGAGCGTTTGCCGAATGGCAGCACCCGACGCGTTAAAGTACATCCGGATCGCGTGTTTATCCTGGGCGATTACTCGAGTGATGCGATCGGCTTTCTGGAAGCCGCCTATAACGCTTTCGTCAGTCTGGAAAAAGTGGAGGGCGGCAGCGGTGAATCCTTCCTGAAGAATGCCGCGCGTCAGCTGAATATCAATTTCGATAAAGAAATCGACTTCAGCAACCTGGCTTCAATGTACAACGTCGATGTCAATGAGCTGCAGGAAAGGTTTAACGAAGCTGCTGTTGAGGTTAACCGTGGTAACGATGCGCTGCTTACCACCCAGGGCGCAACGGTGACGCCGCTGGTGACATCAGTTGCGGATCCCGGACCAACCTATAACGTTAACCTCCAGACGGCAGCCGCTGCGCTGGATATTCCTACCAAAATCATTGTAGGCATGCAGACGGGCGAGCGTGCCAGCACCGAAGACCAGCGCTATTTTAACGGACGCTGCCAGTCCCGGCGCGGCGATCTGTCGTTTGAGATTGAAGATCTCTGCGACAAGCTGGTGCTGCTGGGCATTCTCGATGCGGTACCACAAAAGACGGTTATCTGGGATGACCTGAACGCCAGCTCCGGCGTAGAGAAGCTGGCATCCGCCAAACTCATGGCCGAGATCAACAGCGCGTCAGCAGGTACTGGCGAGCAGCCGTTTACGGGTGAAGAAATTCGCGTGGCCGCCGGGTATGAGAGATCACCTGAACCGCTGGGAGAGGATGGCGATGAAGAAAACGCAGAGGATAACAAAACCTCCGATTCTGCCCGGAAATCTTAGCGACCCCACGGGCGCTGATCGACTCGAGCGGGGCGCGATGAATGAGTTCTCAAAGCGGATCAAGCGCATCGCAAAAGCCTATCATGGCATCCTCGACCGCATACCTGCATCACCCGCTGTAAACCTTCGCTATACCTTCGACCTTGATACCTCTCTTCTGTCCATGCTGCTGGAGAACGCCTCCGTGCTGGTCGATGAAATCCTCTATGGCGGTAATGAGGCGAATTTCTGGTTCTGGCGTGATTACGTTAATCAGGCGTACCAGCGCGGTACGGCGCAGGAGTTCACCAGTCTGTCACAGCAGTCAGCAGTGTATGCCGCCGGGCGGGAAAATCTCCAACAACTGCTGCTGAGTGAAACCTATCAGCGCCGCCTGCTGCTGGTGCGCACCCGCGTATTTGAGGAGATGAAAAACCTCAGTGCGCGGACAAAATCTGACATGGCGCGGATCCTTACAGACGGTATGGGGCGAGGGCAAAACCCCCGCGATATTGCCAAACGGCTGACTGAGCAGACCAGAATGGAGATTGGCCGTGCAAAGCGTATCGCCAGGACCGAAATAACTACGGCTTTACGCCGCGCCCGCTGGGATGAGTCGGACGAGGCCGAGGTCCAGTACGGCATCATGACCCGGCAGATGCACCTTTCTGCATTTAGCCCAACAACCCGCCGCAAGCATGCCCTGCGCCATGCCCAACTTTACACCACCGAGGAGGTTCGGGACTGGTACAGCGTTGACGGCAACGCCATTAACTGCAAATGCACGCAGGTAGCCGTGCTGGTGGATGCCGACGGTAAACCGCTTAACCCGAACGTCATCGTCATGGCGAAGAAGCGGCTGGAGAAGGCGCAGCAGGCCGGACTTGTCGCTAACCATCT